CAGGGAGGCCCGAGGCCCGGGGAGAGGCCAGGGAGGCCCGAGGCCCGGGGAGAGGCCAGGGAGGACCCGGAGGCCCGGGGAGAGGCCCGGGGAGGCCCGAGGCCCGGGGAGAGGCCCGGGGAGGGGGGACAGGCTGCGGGAAGCCGGGCGGCTTCGGTCGAAGCACCATGTTCGATCCAATCAGCTTGCGGCGCGCTGCGCGACTGGCCAAAATCCCCGGCACGCGCGCGGAATCGGTTCCCGCGCCCAATCGGGGACGCCGCAACATGCCGTATCGCGAGCCTGATCCAAACCAGCCCGCCTACTGGCGCAAGCCGCATGACACGTACGACACCGAATCGCCGCCCGAGCCGACCGACCAGGCGCGCATCGGCTGGCTGATTTTCGTCATCGGCTGGTCGTCCAGCGAACTCGCGCGACGCCTCGACGTCTCCAACGAGAGCGCGCGCAGCTGGATTTCCGGCAAGCGTGGGGTGCCCGAGACTGTCGTCAACTGGCTCGAGGACCTGGCGAAATACCATCAGCAGCACAAGCAACCGGTCGGCTGGGGCGACCATGCTCGATAAAATGCCCGATCCGCGGGCGCAATTTCGCTTGCACCACGACATCGAGGCACCGCAGGTCGATGCCAAAGCGTTCCGCCAAGGTTGGAAGGTTTCAACACGACTGGACGGTCTGCTGCGCGACGAAATGATCACCCCGGGCGCCTGGCAGGCCGCGGTCGACTTCCGTGCCACCTGGGAGCGTGCATTCGGCATCGGTCTCGGAGCGTCTGGCGAACTGCTCGGTTCTCGCACCTCCAACGCCGCCCGCTGCTCGGATGGCAAACTCGACGCGCTGAAGAGGATACGCGGAATCAGTCGGAAACTCGGCCCTCGGCGAATGTGGCTCATCGAGCGTTGCGTGCTGCACGACTATCCCTGGCTGCGGACCGCCGAGCAGCTGCGGGTCTCCGACAAGACGGCGCGCTCGTGGACTGCTGTCGCGCTGCTTGACCTCTGGCGATGCGTCCGGAGCGGCCACATCCACATTTGGCCGAGTATGAGCGAACCATGAGCGACGCTGCGGAGCGGTTCGACATCAAGTGGATCCGTCGCGCACCAGGGCCAGCGACGCAGCCGCCCGATCCGAATTTCCCATTCGGCATGGATCACGACTTCACCCGCGGCTCGCGGCCGGCATGCCGTATCGCCTTGCCATGCCCGGCCGAGGGGCTCGGATTATGGGAAATCACCTGTAAGCACTGCGGTTTCGTCGCCGCATGCACCACCGCCGGCCGGGCCGATGATCCCGCCTCGATCACCATCCCCTGCAAGAAACTGAGGTCGTGAGCGCACAACCGGCGGGCGGTCGCACGGTCGTCGTTGCTATTATTCCGAGTCCGCGCTACCGCTGATGGTATCCGAGGGCCTTTAAGCCCGAAATCGTCCACTTCTAGGCAACTTGGCACCACAACTCATCGGTCGTGGCGCAATATTGTGCCGCCGACCGGCCCCTCTGCACCGCGCCCATGTGCCCCTCGCTGACCGCGAGGTCGTCGCCCTCGGATTGCGACCAGGCGCATGGGTCATCGACACCCGCAACATCATCGGCGAGACCGCGGCGCTGCTGACCGGTGCAACACCGGATTTGCTGGCGAGGATCCGCGCGGCGCTGCTGCGGGAGCATCTGGCCCGACGAGCCGAATCCGTCACGGAGGACCCATGCCCGTAATCACTCGCGACATCCCGCTCACGACGCGCGAGAGCATCGCCCGTCCGGTCGCGCGCGCACTGCTGTCCACGACTGCGGCGCCTGTCACGTTCAACGATCCGCAACAGTGGCGCGGCAATCACGGCTTGCGCGCGGCCGAGCGCATTCAACGACAGGTGCGCGAAAACATCTCGCCCGACATGGAGCCGCTCGATCCCGATGTGAACGACGATGTTCCATCGCAGGACATGGAACCGCTCGATGCGACGGTGGACGACGAGGACGAGGGCGAGGAGAAGGCAACTGTCACCGGCGACGGCGACGCGGTGACAATCACTGCCGATGACGACGAAACCATCGTGGCAGTCACCGGCGACGACCAGGATGTCTACGTCGAGATCGAGGACGACGCCGACCTGCTGCTGTCGCCATGAACGCGCAGACACCGGCCTTCATCAACAAGCAGGCCGACCTGGCTGACGTCGGTGAGGACCGCACCAGCCACTTCATCGCCAGTACCAATCGCGAGGACCGCTACGGCGACATTGTCGACCAAAGCTGGGACCTCAGCGACTTCTGGAAAAACCCGGTTTTCCTGTTCGCGCATCAAAGCTGGGCGCCGCCGATCGGCTGGGTGCGCGAGTTCGACGTCAATGGCGACGCAACCGCGACCCACGCGCGCACCGAGTTTCTGCCGCAGGGCACCAATGCCCGCGCCGACGAACTGTTCGAAATGGCGCGCATCCGAGCCATCCGCGCGGTTTCGGTCGGATTCATTCCGATCGAGGCGGAGGACCGCTTCGACGACGAACATCGTTGGATCGGCTATCGCTTCATCCGCAGTCAGCTGATCGAACTGTCGCTCTGCACCGTGCCGGCCAATGCCGATGCGGTGTCGCTGGCGCGTTCGTTCAACGGCTCGCCGGCTTTTCTGCGGCGCGTGCTCGCCGACACAGAGTTCATCAACGCCAGCGCCAAGCCACCCGCTGCCCCGAAGCTCGTGGGCACGTTTCAGCGGAGACACCTGGCCGTCGCGCAACTGGAGTTGCTGAAACGCCGGTATTCCCCGGCAATTTGCCCGGTGCCTCGGGTCGCTGCCTAAAGGCAACGTCAATGACCACGCTTTCACAACGCCTTGCCGCTCTCCATCAGGAGCGTGGCAACGCGGTCACCAGCTATGAGGCGATCCTGCAGCCGTGCCTGACCGAAAACCGCGATCTCAACGACACCGAGCGAGAAGCGGTTGATAATCTTCGCCAGCAGATCGACGGCCTCGACCAGCAGATCAGCCGGCTGGCCGAGGCCGAAACGCTGATCGCGCGTTCTGCTGCGCCGCTGCTCGAGGCCGTGCCAGGCGACCGGCCCGGCACGTTCGTCACACTGCAGACCGAACGCCAGCGTCCGGTCATCCAGATGCAGCGGCGCGATACTTACAAGGGCGCCGACTTCACCCGCATGGCGATCGCGGTTTGCCGCGCGGGAGCCTGGAACGCTGCGGCCTATGCGCAGCAACGCTGGGGCGACGACGAACTCTCCAGCATCATTCGGCACGCGCTCTGGATTCAGCGTGCCGTGACACCGCCATTGAACTCGGGCGAAGCGGTCGGTGGTGCGCTTGGCGGTGCATCGCTGGTCCGGCTGGAACATCTCGGCGACGAGTTCATCGAGATGCTGCGGCCGATGCTGATTGTCGGTCGGCTTCCCAGCATGCGGCGGTTGCAGTTCAACAATGCCGGGACATTGTTGCTGCCGCGGCAGACCGGCGGTGTCGCCGGTGGCTATATCGGCGAGGGCGGCAACATCCGCGTCCAGCGGCCGACCTTTGGTCAGCTGCAGCTGGTCCCCAGCAAGCTCGCCGTCATCGTGCCGACCACGGTCGAATTGCTCGACCGCGCCGATCCGGGCCTTGAGCAGATCATCCGCGACGACATGCTCGAAGGCACGGCACGGACCATCGACAACGTGTTCTTCTCCACCGCGGCGCTGCCGTCGGCACCGGCCGGCATCCTCAACAACGTGCCGATCAATGCCGATGGCGCCATCGCGGCCGACGCCACCGTCAGCGATGTTACCGATGCGCTCAAGGCCATGATCCTCGCGCTCCGCATGGCCAACGTGCCGATGACGGCGCCGGTATGGATCATGAACGCGAGGACCAAGGAGTCCCTGCGGCTGTTGCGCACAACGCAGGAGATCTTCGCCTTCAAGGCTGAGTTGGATGCCGGGACTTTGCTGGGCTACCCGGTGATCGACTCAACATCGATCCCGATCCCGTTCCCACCCGGCACCGGGCTGAATACCGCCTACGCTCTGATCGACGCCTCGCAACTGATCTGGGCGGAAGACCGCTTGCCGATGATTGATGCGTCGGAGCACGCCTCGATCATCTCCGACGATGCGCCGCCTCCTGCCGGCACGCCACCGCTGCCCGGCACCTACTTCTCGGCGTTCCAGAACGACATGGTCTTTATGCGGATCAGGATGCGTCACACCTGGGCGCGCCGCCATGACGTCGCCGTCACCTGGGCGCTGACGGAGGAGTAACGAAACTATGCGGGCGAGCGCCCGGGAAGCGCTCGCCTTCATGCCGAGTTCGTGCCTTTGGTTTCAACCGCAACAACGGAGACAAGTAATGCCGTATGTCAGAGGCTTTCTGCGTGTCATGAGGCGGCGCGACCGCTGGGGTCGGCCGGTCGATCCCGATTATGGTGTCGATGTCGGCGAAGAGGGCGGCGGCGATGAAGGCGGCAGCCCCGATCAGGGTTTCAATCCTGACTACCCGTGGCAGGGCGGCCCTGGCGGCGGCTACCCTGGCCGTCCAGGTCAAGGCTTGCCGCGTCCACCGTGGGGCGGCGAGCGGCCCGGCCATGGTCTGCCGCCGTCCTATCCCGGCCGCCCGACCGATCCAGGCTACGGCGTCGAAGGCGGCGGCGAGGCCGGACAACTGCCGCTCTTCCCGTTGGAGCCAGGACAAGGTCTGCCCGGCGAGGGCGGCGGCGCGCCAGGACAAGGTCTGCCGGGTGACCCGGGCGTGATCTGGCCACCGCTTCCCCCCGGCATCGGCTTCCACGGCCGCGCGATACTCGGCTGCTATGTTTATTACAACGGCCGAATGAACCACCACTTCATTGTGGTGACGATCCCCGAGCGGCCGGACCGTCCGGTCGATCCTGGTCACGGCGTCGATGAAGGCGGTGCACCAGGACAGGGCCTGCCAGGCCGTCCGCCGCAAGCAGGACAACCGCTGCCACGTCCGCCCGGCACGATGCCGGGTCGCTCCTGAGCCCACCAACCACGATCGGAAAGGAGGCGGGATTGGGCCACGGCCTGGTCCCGCCTTTTCGCACCATGTATCAACTTCGCGCCCTCTGCCCGTTCCAATACCGCGGCGTCGATCTCCAGACCGGTGATCTGATCACCATCGAGACCGAGCAAGACGAACGCGATGCGGAGATCCTCAAGCAACATGGCGCGGTCGCCTCGTTCTACGGCGACGCCAGCGTCAGTCCGGAACCGCCGCCGAGCGAAACCGCGACGCCGCCGCTGACCTCGCACGACACCGCTCCGGGCAACGTCGGGCGACGCAATCGCGGCTGATCAATGGCCTCTCCACTCGCGTTCTCCCGCCGCGCTCTTCGCATCTTCAGCGCATGGTTCACCAGGCAGGGCAGCGCCGGCGACGTCTCGCTGCGCCTGAACTGGCCCGACGGCTGGCATCAGCTGGGGATGGACAGCCCGATGACGCGCGGCGGCGCGCTGTCGTTCCCGGCGGTGTTCGCCTCAATCGACATGATCTCCAGCGATATCGCACGACTGCCGATGCGCCACTGGCGCGATGACGGCACCACGCGATCCGAGGTCCGCAACTCGTGGGCGATCAAGGTGCTCGACAAGCCGAACGACTATCAGACCGGCTTCGACATCATGAAGATGCTGATCGCCTCGCAGCTGTATCGCGGCAACGGCTATCTCTATCCGGTGCGCAACGGTCGCTTCCAGATCGAGCAGCTGCACTGCCTGTTTCCCGACAATGTTTTCGTCTACCGCACCGGCCCCGACTACTTCTACCGCGTCAGCGCCGAGCCGATGGCCAGACTCGAAACCATCGCGATGATCCCGCCGCGCGAGATGTTCCATCACCGCATGCTGGTGCTCAACGACGCGCTGCTCGGCATCACACCGATGCTCGCCGCGGCGACTTCGTCCAATGCCGGTCTGGCGATCCTGCGCAGTTCCGAGAAGTTCTTTCAAAAGATGGCGCGGCCGTCCGGTGTGCTGCAGACGGCGGGGATGCTGCGACCGGACGCGGCCGAAGCGATCAAGGAACGCTGGAAGCGCGTCTATGCCGGCGAGGAAGGTGCCGGCGAGGTCGCAGTACTCGAGCAGGGTTTGGAGTGGAAGCCGCTCACAATGTCAGCGGTCGACGCGCAACTCATCGACCAGCTGCGCTACTCGGTGGAAGATGTCGCCCGCGTCTATCGCTTGCCGCTGTTCATGCTGGGCGATCTGACCAAGGTTTCCTTCTCTTCGTCCGAGCAACTGACGCGGGTCTACTGGACCGGCTGCCTGTCGGCGCACATGGAGAGCATCGAGAAACGCATGTCGCGCTTCTTCGGCATGGATGGCCGCAACGAATATCTCCAATACGACCTCGATGCGCTGTTCCGCACCGAGATGCAGACCAGGATCGAGGCGCTGGCCAAGGCGGTGCAGGGCGGCATCCGCACGCCGAACGAGGCCCGCCGCATCGAGGGGCTGAACGCCGTCGACGGCGGCGACACCGTGTTCATGCAACAGCAGATGGTCCCGGTCGAAGCGCTGGCGACGCGCACCGACCTGGCGCCGAAGCCGCAGGTGATGCCGCCGACCACGCCGCCGCGTGAGCAGGCGACGACGCCGCTGCAACCCGCCGCGCTGCACGACGCCTTGATGGGCGCGGTGTTTCACGATTTGCCGGCGCTCCGCGCCGCAAGCGTGCATCATCCAAGGCAACAACGGACGTTGATACATGGACGGCGATCGCGCGCTGGCTGATCCCACAACGGACGACTTGGTTCGCGCGATTGCGCCAGTGCTGGTGCGGCTGCGCGAGGAAGTTCAAGCGCGGCTCAACGCTTTCGAAGTGGCGCTCGCCGAACGACTGGCGATCCGTCAGCTGCAGAACGACGAACTGACCGAGGAAAACCGCCGCCGCGCCGAAGACGCGATCCGGCAAAGTGCCGAG